CCTCTCGTACCTCCGCCTGTATGACTCCCTGTCTCTCTTAATAGTTGAGAGCAGGTGTTGTAGTTCGTGTTTTGCGCTTGTACCAATCACCCCACAAACCCTCTGGTCAGGGCATCGTTAGTTACCCAGATAATGAAACCCACTAGGGTTACGATGGCGCAAAACCCACACGCCTCTACGATCAAATCATGTGTCCTCTTCTTCATGCTGCCTCCTTCATTGAGTTAAGTAGTGCCTGCTGCACTGTTCGTTTTGTCTGTAGTGCTTCTGATACTTTGTGATCAATCGTCCCACTCGCAATAATGTGGTGGCATATCACATGGTTGTTCTGGCCCTGTCTATGGAGTCTGGCATTAGCCTGTTCGTACTCTTCAAGAGACCAAGTAAGGCCAAACCAACAGAGGATGTTTGAGCCACGTTGTAGGTTAATTCCAAACCCGGCACTGGCTGGGTGTGCTAGAAGTATTGGGATCTCCTTACGGTTCCACCGCTCTATGATCTCTGGATCGTTATCCAGTTTGACTGCTTGTTTGAATTTAGACTGAATCCGGGAAAGGTCTGAACGGTATTGGTAGAACACTAGAAGAGGCCGTCCTGCTGCCTCTTCAAAAACATCCTCCAACGCATCTAGCTTGGCGTTATGTAGTTCGTGGAACTTGCCATCTTCGTCATACACACATCCATTAACCACTTGGCGAAGTTTGTTTGAGAGGGTAGCAGCACTAGGGGCAGATATATCAGTCCCATTTGCCAACTCAATCAGGAACTCTCGCTCCAGTTCCCGGTACAGTTTGTCTGCTGGTGGGGGGAGGGTTATGGTAATGGTATTGTTAATCCTGTCTGGCAGATCCAAGTAATCTTCCGCCTGCATTGAGAGTGCAATATCCTTAACCGCATTATGGATCTGCTCTTCCGCCCCATTTCGCAGCTCCCAGCTCCACCCTTGGAAATCTCCAATAAAGTATTTATCGCGGAAGATGGTGAACGTCCTACCCAACCGTTTGCCCTGATCAACTGTTGAGACCACTCCGTAAAAGTCCAGCAGGCCATTACTGGCAGGGGACCCGGTTAGGCTAACAACTCGATCAGGGTACTTCGCAACCTTGCGCCATGCTTTATAACGTTTACTTTTGGTGGACTTCATCTTGCTCCCTTCATCGAACACCACCATGTCAAAAGGGAACTCATCTATAGTGTTCAGTAACCAAATCAGGTTCTCATAATTGATCAGGTACACCTCTACATCTGTGTTGTACGCCTCTAACCTCTGTTGAGGAGTCCCAACTATCCGAGAGAATGTGAGGTGTCTGGTATGTTCCCACTGCCTCGCCTCCTGCTCCCATACACTATTGACTACCCGTAGTGGGGCGAGGATCAATACATACTCAACCTCTCCAGAGTCGATCAAGTCTGTAATAGTGGTTAGGGTGGCAATCGTCTTCCCAAGCCCCATCTCCATCAGCAGCAGGGACCGTGGTTTGTCTTTCACAAACTCAACCGCCCGGCTCTGGTAACTGTGTAAATTGTTTCTGTTTAGTCTAGTCATAGAGGGTAAAAAGGCCGGGGAGTCTCACCCCGGCAATAGGAGGTATCATTTATCTCGCTCTTTATCTGCGATGTGTTGGTGATAGGGGCAGAGGGTAGGGGTCTCCCATTCAGGATCCTCCGCCCCTATTGGCTCGAAACAGACAGCACATTCGCCTTTCTCTGCCTCATACTCAATACACCCATCAAATCCCTTTACCGCCCTCATCAGACCGCCAACTTCTCTGTGGCCTTGGCTTTACGGGTAGCTCGTTTAGCCTTCTTGGGAGTCTCTACCTCAACAACCTCAACCTCTTCCGCCTCTTCGCCCTGTCCCGCAGCATCTGCATCGGCAGGGGAGAGCCAATGGTCAACAACAAATTTGGGAGTATTGATCTTCCCAAATTTGTTGTGCTTGTACCCTCCAACCTGCATAGAGACGACTGGTACAGTGTCATGCTCCCCACGTTTGAGACGGTTGATGAACTCTTTGGAGAGTGCGGAGAGTGCGCTCTTGCCCCCACCAGAGGAGGACTTGAATAGAAGGGTCTCTCCAGTCTCCAGAGACTGGAATTCAATAGAGGATTGTTCCTGCCAACCATCACTATCCGGATGGTCCTCAAGATCTGCCTTACTGACTGACTGCCCAGAGGCGATTGGAAGCATCACCTCACCAACTGGTTTACCTCCCTCCCAACAGATGTACCCTTTACTCAGGGTAGCGATATTGGCAGCAAACAACTCATCCTCTTCTACCAGTGTCTCTTCCTGACCGTATACAAACTCTCCGGCCTTAAAGTCAAACTTGAGGTATTGAATGGAGCTGTTTTGCCCCTCATTACCAAACTGCTCCAGTGCCATAACTGCGTTAGTATCAAACGCTACAAGATTACTCATTTTCACTTCTCCATTTACTTAGTTTCAATTTACTCACCATCCTTTACCCGGATCGTGAGCCGTTCTGATTGCCGCCCCTGTTTGTAGTAGGGGGACAAATCAATTCCTGCGTCTTCTACCGCCTTGGTATCGAGCGACTTGCGCCCATTGACTAGACTGTAAGAGACTGACCAAAGATCATTCTTTGCTCCTTTGGTGTTATGTTCCCGGAGGAAAGTTTTGATCTCCTCCTCCATCTGTTTCTTCTCAATAGCCAGCTCCTTAATCTCAAGGTCGGTACTGTTGCGCTCCATCACCATCTCCTCTAGCTCCTCTTCCAGTTCTAGTGGAAGGGTAGGGGTCTTGTCTGATGGGTAGCTGTTGATCACTGCGTTGCCACACGCTTCGGTGTACCCGCAGTAACGGCACTCATCCCCCCATGCGCCCTCGGCATGGAGCAGGGTTGGGTCATTACTTGTGAACACCTGTTTGGCTCTGCGATGCGCCTGTAACAGAGTCTCTTCGTCTCGCTCCACCTCATGTTGAGCGATCTGACTAAAGTCAGAGGCATTGACATAGATCAACACTGCCCGTTCCGGGGAGTGGTCTGTTAGTTTGTTGAACAACTCGATCTGGAGCTGTGCTTGGAAGATGTGCTGCTCTTTGGGTTTGTCCATGTTGGAGCGGGGGTCAAGGGACTTGATCTCAACCACCACCTCTTCCCCTTCCTCACTGACGTACAGGCCATCAGGGGTTGCTGACACCTGCCCATCAATCAGGGTAGTCTGTCTGCCTCCGGTATAGAGATACTCCGCCCCCTCCGGCATTCCCTCGGTTATAACCTCCACTACCCAATCCTCTACCAGATGCCCTCTAGCGAAGAACCCCCACCCCTCAATGTAGTCCGGGTCGGTAGTCTCCCCATGTTTGGCGAACCAAGAGCGTCTTATGCACATACCAACCTCAGATCCCCCAAGGGTGAGGTTGCGGTCATGGTGTGAGCCGTCTTCCTTAAAGAAAGCGGTCTTGCGATGTGCTGCGGTGTTGAGGATGATTGTCTTGAGCATGGGTATCCTATTGGTGGGGAGGGTAGTAAGTGCCGTACTCAGCCTTGTTGCAGGCCAGCTTCCAGATAAACTCGTTCAGCACCTGAGCAAACCGAGGACCAATAAGGTCGGTCTTCATCTGCTTGAGGATGTCGATGAAGGTCTCATCCTCCATTAGGTCTACGGTGAATTGGTGGTAGTTGTCGAACTCAGCAGGATCCTTGTCCCACATCTCATAGAGATGCACATACGCAAGGTCACGCTCATATTCGAGATCTTCTGCGGGGGTCATACTCATCTTGTCTCTCCATCTGCCTCTATAGGCGTTAATCAAAATCAGGTCTGATGACTTGATGGAGATCATCTTAGCATACTAAGATAGCGAGTCAAGCAAAAATCTTATTTTTCTAAGACTGCGTAAATTAGGGGAGGGAGGGAGGGGGTGTTTCTCTACCTTCACCACTTCGGTAGAGATGCCAACAATTACTAGGGGTGGCTAGGTAGAAAATCGGTATTTGGTAACTTCTCTACCAGTGATGGGGTCGTTATATACAATTTTAATTACAGGAATAGTTACCCACTGGTGAATTGTGAATTCTTCTATTTGCTCCAGATTTTCTTTTCCATAAGCAACTTTCTTCTTGGTCCCTTCTTCGGTACGAAGTTCAATGCGCCCAGTATCGGCAAGTAGGGTAATACGTCCAGATAACTCTGTTTTAGTTTCAACAGGGTCCCCCGCATCTTCTAGCAGTCCGTGGAGGTGGGCGATGTCGTGAGGAGTTGCTTCCCACTGGAACTTTTTATTGTTGGGCGCAACCCAAGTGATCTCACAGCTTAGGTGTTCATGCTGCATAACCGATAAGAAGTTAGATAATCCTTTCCCGGCCTTGCCTCCAATTGTGTGTAGTTTGTCTGTGAATGCCTCAGAGTGATCATTCAATAAGTCAAACAGTGCCTCAAAAGAGTCCTGCAACGGAGAATCCCCAGCAAGATCTGTTGTGGTATTTCCAGTGATTATTAGTCGGCTGGACCCACTCGCAATTTTAACGAGACGCAAATCAATTTCCTGAATCCAGTCGTGGGGGAGGATGTAGGCATCAATTTTATGTTTAATGTTGTAGGAGGCATTGGCAATTAGTTTATTAAGTGGGTCGGCCAAATTTGCTAGTAGTTGTAGTGGGATGGCCCCTCTTGGAATCTGGTTGCCAATTAGACGAACCTCAAAAACTTCTTTGTCACGTTCCGCTTGTATAATAGCAAGCTCTTGCTCTAGTCGAGTAATCTGCTCTTGATACCCCTCCATGAAAAAGAGGTCCTTCTCTTGTGGTTGGTTTTCTGTTGAAACCATCTCCTCCCTAAGAGCGTTGCGAAAATACTCTAACTGACGTTTAAGATGATCGACTCGATTCATAATATGATTCTCGCTATTCCCTTTGGGGTGTGGTCATCATAAGTGGTTCCGAATTCGTGTTTCCAATGTTGTTGGGTATTAGGTACTTGGGGTTCTCTGAATACCTCACAGTGATAGCGTTGCAGAGCTGTGTTGTAATCTAAGATGGAGCGGAGAGCATCTACTTTTTCAGGACTATCCCACCACGGACCAGTCATCGAAATGAATACTACAATATCAATATCGTTTGGTTTTGGTTTATGTGTTGTGTAGGACCCATCAATCCATACCTCGCACGGCACTCCAGTATTTTTAAGCTCTTGAAGAAAGAGAGTTAATCTCTCTGTCATCTCTGTACGGTGAGCTTTCCCATCATTGAAAGGAGATACAAAGAGATCTTTCAATACACCTATGGAAATATCTTGTAGTTCTTCCGAGAGTAGGGAAGGCCACTCATGTCTTTTTTTCACTAGAGTCTCTGAGATTATTTACCGCAGTAGTTAAAGACTCTCCGTCTTTTGAAGGCATTTCAAGAAGGTCGTCAATAAACTTCTGTACCTTTTTTGGGGCATCTTTGTATTTCTTATACATTGCCTCATCCATAAACCTTTGAGCGGTAGGGTGGGTTTCACCGTCTTCCAAGTACATATTACCTTTCCCTGTAGCAAGCCACTCTGGATTTACCCCTAACACCTTGGCGGCTTTTACATTGGTATCTGCACGTAACCCCTTTACTGCACCACTGAACCATTGACTAACTGCCCCAGAGGAGACCCCTGCTCCTTTGTATAGATCAGTTTTTGTAATCCCTGCTTTCTCAAGGGCAAGGGTTAGTCGTTCAGATAATGTACCCATGTTTAGAAAACTAACATTTAATCGTCTTAGAGTGCTTGCATTCTATATCTTAGAACACTAAGATAAGGAGTATGAAAACAGCAAATGAAATTATTGATTCTTTAGGTGGAACCTCCAGTGTTGCCGAGTTATGTAATGTGACTACGGGAGCGGTTAGTCAATGGCGTGAAAATGGTATTCCAAAGCCTTGGGTACGGTTTTTCGAGTGTAGTTACCCTGAACTATTTGACTCCTCAACCTCTGATTGTGCCTCCAAAGCAGCCTGAATTTAATTATTGTCATGGAGGAAGTATCTCAAACAGGTGGGAAAAGAACAGGAAAGAACAGGCAACGAATAGAGTCTGCGTTGTTGGAGGCGGGGAAACGTACCGCATTGGCCTCTGAGATGGGGATCTCTGAGGGGCAGTTATCAAAGATGATCAACGGCAGAATCAACCAGTGGTGCAAGCTGTTGGAGCTGTTGGGACTAGAGATCCGGGAGGTGGCGTACATCAAGGGATTAGAACGACTACTGAAAGAAAAACTTTAACCAAAACAAAACCCTGCTCGGTTGATAGACCGTATGAGCAGGGTTTTATCTTTAAGACAAGGAGATTATACATGGATACTGTGGGGGCGCACAATGATGAGTGAGCAGAAAGATACACCAACAAAGTTACTCACTCCAAAGACTATTGCAGAGGAGCTGGGGGGTGCAACACAGGAGGGAGAAAGTTGGTTGGCCTTCTGCCCCTCACATGAGGACACTACAACCCCGTCACTGGTTATTAGCAAGGGAAGTAAGGCGGGGAATGGGTTGATGGTTCACTGCCGGGCCGGGTGTAAGTCCCGTGACGTAATCCGGGCATTGGATGAGAGATCATTATGGCCTGCCAAACAACGTAAAAAACGTAAAGAAAAGCAGGCAGAGTATGACTACTACCTTGCTGATGGGACTTATGCCTTCACCAAGGCACGGTTCCTCAAGTCTGATGGGGATAAAACATTCGAGATTGGTAGGCATGACAAGGATGCGCCAAACGGCTGGAAGAGTGGCCTCCCCAAATTAACACACAAACTACTCTACAAACTCCCTGAACTGATCGACTGTGACCCGGAACGGGTTATCTTCATCGTTGAGGGGGAGAAGGATGTAGACAACTTGGGTGAGCTGGGATGTCAGGCGACCTGTAACCATGACGGGGCGGGGGGTTGGAAGGATGACTTCAACCACTGGTTTGAGGGGTTGGATGTGGTGGTGCTGCCAGACAATGATCGTGCTGGCAGGGATCATGCCAAGGAGGTGGTTGAGAGTCTTGGCGGAGTTGCTAACAGTGTACGGGTATTGGCCCTCCCAGATCTCCCTGAGAAGGGGGATGTGAGTGACTGGCTGGAGTCTGGGGGAGATCGTGAGGAGTTGGGGCGGTTGGTGGTAGAGGAGGCGGGAGAGTTTGAGGCCGACTGGCGGGACCAACTGCTGATAACTGAAGGGGACAAGCCAAAAGTCAAGAACCTTGAGTTCAATTATGTTCTCTATCTACGCCACCATGAGGCATTCGAGGGGCAGTTGCGCTACAACGAGTTCACCAACAACATCACCTATATAGGAGAGGAGTCCACCGAGACTACCGAGACACAGGTAATCTGCCGTCTACAAGAGATGGGGCTGACCGCAAGCAGGGATAAAGTGGTCTCAGCACTAAAGCTAATCGCTATGGAGAACCCCTACGACCCTCTCAGGGACTATGTAGAAGGGCTTGTCTGGGACGGTACACCAAGACTCAAGAGTTGGCTGCATGACTATATGGGGGCGGAGGTTCAATCTGGTGAGTATTTAGAGTGTATCGGCACACGTTGGATGATCTCAGGCATTGCCAGAGCAATGATTCCGGGGTGTAAGGCGGATCAGTGGTTGATCCTTGAAGGTGGGCAGGGGAAGAAGAAATCTACCGGGTTGGAGGCACTAAGCCCACATGAGGGGTGGTTCCAAGACCAGTTGCCGGATGTGAGCAAAAACACCAAGGACGCAAAAATGTCCCTATTTGGGCGTTGGGTGGTAGAGATTGCGGAGCTGGAAGCGATCCGTAAGGCGGATCAGGAGGCGGTGAAGAAGTTTGCCTCACTCCGAATCGACCGTGAGCGACTCCCCTATGATCGTAGATACAGTGATCTTCCACGAAGATGCGTATTTGCCGGAACCCATAATCCGGGGATAGATGAGGGGTATCTGACCGATTCAACCGGGGCGAGGAGATTCCTGCCTGTAGATGTATCGGAACTGGATGTAGACGCAATTACCAGAGATCGGGACCAGTTGTGGGCTGAGGCCAAGAGTTTGTTTGATGCCGGAGAGAGGTGGTGGACAGAGCCTACAGATGTGGGGGTACTGAATGAGCAGCGTAAGAGGTTCAAGACCACGGAGTATGCAGAAGAGGCGTTTGATTACCTTGAATTTGAGCCAATCCAGTCGTTGGAGATCCCTAACCATGTGACGTGGCAGATGCGTGACAAACCATTAGAGGTGTTTATTCCTAAGTATTTTTGGGCAGATCGGTTTGGGGAGCAGTGGGTAAAAGCACCGTGGCAGGCGAAGAAAGACATCAATGGGGCGTTCCAGAATATGGGGTGGGAAAAGGTGCATCAACGGTTCCCGGAGATTGCGAAAGAGCATGATGATGATGCTAGAAAAATGCTCTCAGGGTGGCTCAACCTCTCTGGCTCAACCTCTCCCGGTAATGGGGGTGATGGGGGTGGTAGTGAGATACCTGATAAAAATAGTCAAGAACTAGAGAGGCGTGAAACCACGAAAAAAGGTGGAAATAGAGAGGTTGAGCCACAGGTTGAGCCACAGGTTGAGCCACAGGTTGAGCCACCAAAAACAGACTCAACTTTCAATGAGTTAAGTGTTATTGGCTCAACTGGGTCAACTACTATTAAGGTAAAACACAAGGAGAAAGGAGAGGAGGGTAGTGTAGGGGGTTATATAGAGGGCGTAGAGAAAGGGGAAATGTTTGACAGACAGGTTGAGCCAAAATCCCCTCCCTCCACGCACGGTTTTACGAGGAATCAAGTAGTTACAGACGATGCTGTTAGTAACTCATTGAAACCCCAACCTGTTTTTTCCACGGTGGATGATATAGGTGCGATGGTCGCATTTTCTGACGGTCCAATAGGTCTGGATTTTGAAACTACTGCCTTGCAGCCCTTTGACGGAAGGGTGCGATTGATTCAGGTGTGGCGAGGGGATGAGGGTCATGTGGTGGATCTGGATCAGGTTGGTGGGTTGGGTGCATTAAAGGAGGCACTTGAACCGGGACACTTTGTTGCCTTCAATGCCCAATTTGAACTTGCTTGGTTGAGGGACGCAGGGATTCATGTCAAACGACTTGACGATGCGAAACTGGCGTATGCAGCACTTTATGGAGGGACTACCTCACTGGAGAGGGCGACTAAGCAGTTCCTTGGGGTTGAGTTGGAGAAGATGTGGCAGAAGTCTAATTGGAACGGGGAGCTTTGTAAGGAACAGATCCAATATGCGATTGACGATGCTGAGTATGCGTTGAGGTTGTGGCAGTTATTTGTACCCCAGATGGAGGAGCAGGGGGTTGTTGGGGGGTATGAGTTGTTGCGAAAGGCAATGTGGCCTCTTGCTTTGATGCAGGAGGCAGGGATGCGGTTTGATCTCAAGACTCATAAAACAATGGTTGAGAAGTTGGAGTGGGGTAAGGAGCTGGCTGATCAGTGGCTTCATAAGCATGTGCAGGAGGTGGATAACTGGCAGAGTACGAAGCAGATCCAGACGTGGTTGCGCCCCCATCTGGATCGTAAGGCACGGTTTAAGTGGGTGAAGACCAATACTGGGAAGTTGTCGGTAGGATCACCTGCAATCCGAGAGGCGTTTGCTAACGGGATTGTGCCAAAACCACTTCAACGGGTGTTTGCGGCCTACCTGTTGCGGCAGAACCGGACTACTTATCTCAAGACTTTTGGACCATCTCTTGCCAAACGGGTGAGGGAGGATGGACGGGTTTATGGAAGTTTGCAGATTAGTGGGGCGGTGACTGGGAGGATGTCATCCTCGAAACCAAACCTACAAAACTTCCCCAACAGCAAAGGGTTCCGGGAGCTGTTTGTGGCAGGTCCGGGGAATAAGATTGTGGTGTGTGACTATAGTCAGATAGAGGTGCGGGTTGGCGGTCTGTTGGCAGATGAGCCTGTACTGAGGGAGATTTTCAGGAAGGGGCATGATGTTCATACCGCTAGTGCTGCAATGATGTTTAACAAGCCGATGGGGGAGGTTACTAAGGGGGAGCGTAAACAGGCCAAAGGATTAACGTTTGGTATGCAGTACGGGATGGGGACCAAGGCACTGGCGAAGATGTTGGGTTTGAGTGTGCTGGAGGCTGAGAACCGGGTTAGGCAGTGGGAGGAGACATATCCAAAGGTAGCCAAGTGGCGACATGAGCAGGCAGCGCAAGGGGCTGCGGAGAAGGAGTTGTTCACAGCGGGAGGAAGACGGATCCAGTTGCCGGATAGAGTCTCTCCAAGCGTCTGCTACAACTATCCGGTTCAGGGGAGTGCTGCTGATGTGATGTATGCGGCCTTGAGGGTTTTGGCTGAGGAGGTGGAGATTGAGAAGAGGTTGGGGGTTTGGAAGATGTTGACGGTTGTGCATGATGAGGTAGTGATGGAGGTCCCAGAGGGAGAGGCTAGTGAGGCTGCCAGAGTTTTAGAGGAGTGCATGATTGCTGGGTACTTTGCCATTTTCCCAGATGCTGACCCAACCGGGTTGGTCGATGCCTCAATTGGTGATAACTGGGCTGCTAAATGATCCGGGAGAAGGTGATTGAGAAATATCTGGTTGATCAGGTTAAGCGATGTAGTGGAAAGGCCCCAAAATTCTCTTCTCCAGCTAATCGAGGAGTTCCGGATCGGCTGGTCTTGCTTCCCGGAAGACCTGTTGCGTTTGTTGAGTGTAAGGCTTCTAAGGGGCGGTTGAGCAGGTTGCAGGAGAAGTGGGTAAGTGAGTTGAAGGCGATGGGGTACATTGCTGAGGTGGTGGATAGTTTCGAGGGGGTAGATGCGTTTATGGAGAGAATGTTGTGCGAATCACATTGAAATGCGTGAGGAGAATGGCGGCATATTGGTGGAATTATCAAGATCGGTGTGGGGATCTGTTGGGACGTAGTTCACTGGGATACCCGTCAGAGACAGCAGAGAGCCGTTTTGAGCGTGAAGGGGGTGCAAGAGGCACTGGGGGAGGAGATAAGTCTAAAGTGCCTTGTAGAGCGTTAGATGAGCTGAGAATGGGGTATGAGTTGGAGGAGATTGACCGGGCAATGAGGATGATGCCGGAGGAGTACCGACACGCATTAGAGGCTGATTACCGGGGAGTGGTGAAGAAATCACAGAGGATACGTCACAAAAACAGGCTGCAACAGGCGGTCATTTGGTGGGATGGGTGGTCAGCGCAAAAAGCGGCCTAAGTAATTGATACTTGACATGGATATTCGAATATGATAGGGTTCTGGCAACTTGGGGGTTTTGCCCCACAAATTTACAACCCGTTACCAGTTTTTGCTGGTGCGGGTTTTTACGTTTATGCCCAATACCATCAGCCGAGAACTTTAATCAATTATCTAGCATCTTCGGTGCTGCATGTGAGGGCTATCTAATTATGGGACTTACTCCAAAACAAGAAGGGTTTTGCAAAACCTATATCGAGACAGGTAATGCGTCTGAGGCTTATCGGCAGAATTACAATGCTGGGAAGATGAAACCGGAGTCCGTGAATCGGATGGCGAAGCAGTTGATGGATAACCTCAAGATTGCCTCAAGAATCGAAGAATTGATGCAACATCACATGAAAAGACATGAGGTTACAGTTGATTCATTGGTTGCTGAACTGGAGGCAGCGAGGCAAATGGGAATAGATCTGGAGCAGATTTCTCCTGCTGTAACAGCGATTATGGGTAAAGCTAAACTCCATGGCCTGCTGAAAGACAAAGTAGAGCATTCTGGGACAATCTCAATTGCAGAGCAGATTCTGAGAGCCAATGAAAAGAAGTGAAGCTGTTGAGGGGGACGGGTTCTTCATTGCAAAGACCTACTACAATGATCCAGCAGGGTATGTAAGGGATGTTCTACAGGTAGATCCAGACGATTGGCAGCAGGACGTTCTGGAGTCGATAGTTGACCATGATCGGGTAGCAGTAGCATCTGGACATGGTATTGGCAAGACTGCACTTACCAGTTTTCTGATTCACTGGTTTATCTCAACCAGACCAAATCCGCAGATAGTCGTCACTGCCAATACCCAGAACCAGCTCTCCACTAAAACGTGGCGTGAGTTGAGTAAATGGAACCAGAAGGCACTGAATGGTGAGTGGTTTAAGTGGACTGCAACCCGGTTCTCTTTGATTGGGGTAGAGGAAACGTGGTCTGCCCACGCTATTCCGTGGTCTGAGAACAATTCAGAGGCGTTTGCAGGTACACATGAAGAGAATGTACTCATAGTCTTTGATGAAGCCTCAGCAATCCCCGATGTAATATGGGAGGTTTGTGAGGGTGCGATGACTACAGAGGGGGCTAAATGGGCCTGCTTTGGTAATCCCACAAGGAATACAGGTAAGTTTCACGCCTGTTTTAATCGCCAGAGACATCGATGGCACACAATGCAGATTGATTCCCGGTCTGCGAAGATGACCGACAAGGATCAGATTCAGGAGTGGATAGATGATTATGGGGAGGATTCTGACTTTATCAGGGTCCGTGTTCGTGGAATGTTCCCTAGAGCAGGGGATACTCAATTCATCTCCGCTAGTTTGGTAGAGGAGGCGGTAAGGAATGAGGCATACGTTCCACAAGGCACTCCCAAACTGATGGGGGTGGATGTAGCACGATTCGGTGCTGACCAGTCAGTGATTGCAATGCGGCACGGTAGGAAGCTGGAACCTCTGTTGAAGTACAGAGAGCTGGATACCATGCAGTTGGCCTCTATTGTGGCCGATAAGATCAACGAGTTTAGACCTGATGCGGTGTTTGTTGATGGGGTAGGGGTTGGCTCAGGGGTTGTAGACCGACTACGACAACTAGGGTTCGAGGTAGTTGATGTTATCTCTGGCAAATCGCCAGATGAGGGTAATAAGGACAAATACACCAACAAGCGAGCCGAGATGTGGGACCGCATGAAGTTCTGGTTGGATGGGGCGGATATTCCAGATGACCGGGATTTGGTAGCAGATCTGATGTCACCGGAATATGGATTCAATGGCCGGATGAAGCTACAGCTAGAGAAGAAGGAAGATATGAAGAAGCGTGGACTTGCATCACCAGACTGTGCTGATGCGGTTGCGCTGACGTTCTCATACTCCGTAGCACCTAAACAGGTGGAGCGGTTTGTGGAGCCAGAGGCAGTCAACTACTACTGACTGTTAATTACCTGAGATTAGAGGACCACAGCCTGAAAGGGTTGTGTGTTTTCGCTCGTTTGGAGATCAGCGATGGCAGATTACGAAGTTACAACAACAGAGGTCAACATCAAGGATCTGGTAGAGAGTGCGGATCCAGAGACCATAGAGGATCGAATGCCAGTGGTGTATGAGTTCAGCAATGGTAGACAGTTCACTAAGAGCGTAGACAGCGAATATGAGTAATGACGACATACTGGGATCATCCTTACGGCTAACTGCCCATGAGATGGGCGTATGCAAGCGTGTAGGGGATGTTCTCCACAAGC